ATGTATCATATTATCATCTTGTTTTACAATAACACCATCATTGTCTCCCATCGCCTTAAACACACGTAATACTTCAGCGTCCGAAGCTCCAGTAAGATCAATAGTGTCATCTTCTTCAGAATCCATAGACATATCATCTGTCATATCTTCGTCACCCATCATTAATGAGTCTTCTTCGTCGTCTACTTCTTCTTCTTCATTATCAGTATCCAAATCCATCTCAATGTCAGACTCGTCTTCCATTTCCATTTCATCATCAACCTCTTCTTCATCCTCAACCTCATCTTGTTCTTTAAGAGATTCTTTTACTAAAGAGCTGATTTCTTCCTTCATTGTAGAAGAAAGTATTCCTTGTGCATTTTTGTTAAGAGCCTCTTCCAAATTCTTAATCTGGAATAATGCGTCCTCAATAACTTTTTCGTTTCTTGCCATTTTTTATTTTTGACTTTTCATATAAATACACTGGTTTTAAGAAAAATTTAGTTTTTTGACGTTTTAGACAAAAAAAAATGGGAACAACTATTGTCATTCCCATTTCTAATTTTTATATTTTAAGGTTTATCCTTCTATCACCTCATCAATTTTACTTTCCGTAATTGATGTAATTCTCCAGTCCATTGTATAATTTTCATATACTTTTGTAACCTTTGCTTCAACGTCTGTTGGTGAATAACCCAAAACTAATTTTTCTTCTTTTACTTTTTTTACTCTACCGGATTCACTATCTAAAAGATCCGATGTAATTTTTGCTACAAAATACTTTTCTCCTTGTTCCATAATTTTTTATTTATCCAAATAATCGGACAATCTTTTCATTAAGTCAAGAGATTTGTTTCCAGATTCACCAATGTTTCTTTCTATTGCCATTCTTTTATCTTCCTCTAAGTTTTCATCAAATTTCATTCTATCATCTTTATTTAGGAAAAGATACGCACCAGGAGTTGATGGGGAAGATACAAGGTCAAAACATATTAATTCAAAATCATCTTGGACTTCATTTTGTTCACCAACTTTTTTTAGGGATCCAACACCACGAGAAGAAATTCCAAGTGTAACTCCTTGTCTAAGGTAATTTGCGGCTAAATCTCCTTTTGTTGAGCAAATACCTCTTTCGTGAAATCCAGGACTTGTAAGTAATCTTAACTTACCCAAAAGAACTGGACCATCCCACCATACTTCAGTTATAATATGTGATACACGATCAAGATCAATTAAAGATGATTCTGGGTGATTTAATTCGGAAAGTGAAGTTCCTTTCTCAATCATTTTTTTATAGTTCTCTGCTTCACGTTTCAAAATCTTTTCCGGATATACTCTACCGTTTCTGTTTGGTGTATTGTACTTCTGGAGTACAGCATAAAACTCAAATGGTTTTGAATAGTCCATAAAATTTTTGGACTCCATAATATAGTTATTGTTTTCCGATCTTGGATTTATATAACCGGCATCATATTCAATAAGAATACCTTTACCGGTTTCGTTAGGTCCTAATATTTTCATATAAAAAGTTTTCTATATAAATACTAAACTTTTTCGGTTTTTATCTTAACTGGTTTGGAATTTCCGTTTTTAGTTAAATAAAACTTAAAATATTCGTTTCCGGTGAATACGTCATTATAAATTTCTTTAGTTAAATTTTTTAAGGATTTTTTTAATTTTGTAGATTTGAAATCGATTTCATCTATTAGGTACAAGTTAATTTCAAGGTTCATAAATGATTTCTTTTTTAATTGTAAGCCGCTTGTTCTTAAATCAAGATCTACAATAAATTTATCATCAAATAGTTTTTTATCTAAATTGTTGTACACAGAATGTTTAACTGATCTATTCATATTAAGGACTAATCTTGTCCAGTTTTCGACATCAATTTTTGGTTCAACCCAGGTTTGTATATTTAAATAGAGTGATTTAAATTCTTTAGAATCTACCGTACCATAGGATACTTTGGATGTTCTGAATCCATTTATTTTGGCAGTTTTTCCTTTTTTCATAATTTTTTTCCATAACAATAACGTTTATTTTTATAAAATTTACTTAATTTTGTGATATATATCAATATAAGAAATTTTTAAAATTAAATATGCTAATAGTCCACGTAAAAAAAAACGACATAGAAAGAGCTCTTAAAGAACTTAAAAGTAAGGTGATTAAGACAAGACAAAATTCTCATCTAAATTATAGAAAAGAATTTACAAAAAAATCTGTTGAGAAAAGAAATCAAAAACAAAAGGCAATTTACAGACAGAGTTTAAAATTACAAAATTAAAGGTTTTTGTGTAACTCTTGTAATTTAAAATATGAAAGTCTATCAAAGGACTCATTTTTTATTTTTGTTGTTGTTTCATTTATTTTTTCAACAACCTCTTTGTCTGTTTCTTTTGATTTTAATTCATCAAGTTTTTCTAAAACAGATTCTTTGATTACTTCATATTTAATTTCTAATTTATTCTCGTCTTCGGATAATATTTTAACTAATGATTTTTTTGATTCTTCGTCCAGAGTCTCAATATAGTTTTTTAAAGTTTTGTTTGCACTTTCAACCAAAGTTTTTACTGGAACAGAAAATGAACCTTTAATTTTTGTTGGCATCTTCATTAAAGATTCTACAATTACGTTCTTACTTTTAATTTTATCCTCCAAAGTTAAAACACTATTAGAAAATAGATTATCAATATCTTCATAATTGTTATTTGTCTTTATATGACCAACCCAAAGATTGATCTCAGTTAAATCATCCTTATCAATTTTATTTACCGTGTTTTCAAATACAGTGATTGATTCGTTAATAAATTCGGCAGCAGTTTCTTGAGACAAATTTTTATTTGTTGATAATTCATCATATAGGTAATAAAGTTTACTTATATTTTTATCCTCCAAAACAAGTTCTTTGAATATAAACATATTTGTTTTGAATGAGTTTTTTTTATATGACTCAATTAAACATTTTTCTATTTTACTTTTTAATAATCCGAATTTCATAATTTTTTTTATTATAAATATATCAATCTTTTAATATTTTTAATAATTCAGTCTCCATTTCACCTAATGAAGAATTTGCAGTAAAATAATCTTCATCAGATTCGAGTATCAAATTCTCTAATTTTTTCTTTGACTCTGGTAATCCCCCAGCTTCACCTCCTGGTGGTGGTCCTGGTGGTGGCCCCGGAGGACCTGGAGGTGGTCCACCCATTTCTCCACCCATTTCTTCTGCTCCGGCTGGTGGAGCTGGAGCTGTTGATCCAGAAACGGTTTTATATAGTTTATCAATTGTATCAAACATTCCGGTATGAGTAATAATTGTTGCGGTATTTGCAAGTTCAGCAGCAACAGCTCTCTCCATTCTAATTCTTTGAGTGTCAAGTTTAATATCTTCGTCAGACCAACCAAAAATATGTTTTTTAGCCCAAGTAGCCGATGCTGGTTGTATTGTATTTGGAATCTCACTAACAAGGTCTTTGTAAAGTAATACCTTTTCTTTCCAAACGTCAACCATTAAAAGATCCGCTTGTTTTGATGGGTTGTTAAGACCTAATGTGAAGTTTTGTAACTCCTCCTCAAACCCAAGTAAAAATAAATGAACAATTGCAATTTTGTTCAATTCAGAAATCATATTCTTTTGGATCCTATTAATTGTTCTTGCAAAACGAATATCAAGTAGTGATAAGTTTTTACCATCTCCTACGGGCTCTTCAAACCCAAGATATGCTTTTGGGATACGAAGTGCTGTTACAAGTTTTTTCTGAATATATTCAATATCCGCAATTTCAGATAGATTGGTTCCACCCGGTAATGTTTCAATCGGCATTGTTTGTGCTGGATCACGAACTGGAATAAAGTAATCCTGATCTACGGCCATTTGGTTAAATCTTAAATCAACATTACCGGTCTTATTATCAACTATTTGATCTCTTTTAAATTTGTTTGCAACACGTTGTACATAAGGTTCAACATCCTTATCGTCCATATTACCAACAAACACCTTAAATACCCTTCTTTCTGGAGCTCTTGATGTACGATAAATTAACATAGCATCTTCCGCTAACACTAATTGTTTCCAAATACGACGAGCCTTTTCAAGCATTGATGTTCCATATGGAAGTTTTCTATCATCACCAAGTAATCTAAAATGTGCAACCTCCCAAGAGTTAAACTCCATATTTCTTTCCTTCCAAGCAAATCTTAAACCTTTTTCATCTGGTTTAACCTCTGTGTTTGGTCTTTTTGGTGACATTCCCCTTTCAAGTCGTTCAATCTCAATGTTTGGTAATTGTACCGCACCAATAACTCCTTTTTCTGGGTCTAATTTTAGATAAACAAAATTATCACCATACTTACAAGTGTTTCTAATCCACATTTGTAGGTTTGTGTTAATATCAAGAGTATTATTAAAAAGATCTGCTAATATTCCCTTTATTCTTTTCGATTCAGAATAGATTTGAAGGATATATCCGTCTTCATTTGGTGTTGTTGATTCTTCAGCATAAATGTCAAGGGCTGTTGAAATTTCTGGGGTAAACTCCATAGATTCATAATCATAAAAAGCTGCAAGTCTTGTTGGTTCATAATAGATTGCTTGTGTATATAAATTACTTTCAATCTTTGTCCATTGATTTGCTAAATATAATGATTGTTGAGCTTGGAGTTTTTCCTTTTCAAACTCGTTTCTATCTCTTGTTTTTAACAGTTCTTTTTTATCAAATTTGTATGTTGGAATATCTTGACCTAAAAGTGAATTGGGTCCAAATGTTTTCGATAATCTTTGCCAAACTGTTAGTTGGTTTGTATTTTGTTCCATATTATTAATTTAAAATATAATTGTCAAATATAAATACTCGTCTAATCTACGTATGTAAAATACACACCCTCCTCAACAGCCAAGAAAGTTACTTGGTCAACAAGTATTGCTTTAATTATTTCTTCTGGTGGTGGAGGGGGTATTGGTGGTGTTGGTTTTGGTACGTTAAATTCTCTTATTAATTCTCGTCCAGAACCTCTTTTAAACTGAAAACTATTTGTAAAAACTTTTACGGCATACACGTCTTGTCCAGGAACAATTAATGTTGATCCCCCAAGTATTTTACCAGATCTTCTTCTTCTTTCTAACCCCATATTAATAATTATCTTCTACCACCGAATAACCAACCATATTTTATATAATCATCCTTTGATGGTCCGGAATTAATTTTCATTCTATCATTCATCATATGTTGATTTGGGAGCACCGGATCAAAATGAACTTGTTTTGCAACAGAATCATTTGTTGACACGGTCCAAGACTCAAGCATAATTTTTGTTTTTTCTGTGACTTTTTCTAACTTCTGAAACGATGATTCACCAACGTAAATTGCCATAGATATTGCCATAATAAGGTCATCGTGTTGTCCTTTTTGGTGATCAGGTCTTCCATTTACATAAATGAAAGTATTCATTTCATTATATAATCTTGTACTTCTAATTTTAAATCTATGTCTTACGTATTCTTCAAATGCAGCAATAATTTGAACTCTCTTATTATTGAAATTAATTCCTGGGATTTTATCAAGAGCTTTAGGGTTATAAGACCAAATGTTTGTTGAGTCTACCCCATCAATATAAAGATTTTTATATCCCAATTCTTGCATTTTTCTAACCGTTGTAATTCCCATACCACCAGTTATATCCACAACACAAAATGCGTTATACACAATACCCCATTTATAAGCAATTTCAGCAAGAGCATCTGGTGGTATTTTTCCGACATACTCAAAGACTTGTTCTCTGTCATCAAAATCTATAATTTGAATTGATGAAAAGTCCTCACTATCACCACGAGAAACGTCAACACCCATAATGTATTTATGACCCTCAATTGGTTCTTTCCACATCCAAAGAGCATTTCCCATCATTTTATTTTGTGCATCAGATAATTGATTTTCTTTAATATAGGATAAATCTTTGTTGTCAAATACATTATCTCCAGATCCAAGAAATTCACAGTTAAGCTCCTGATTGATTTTTCTTTTATCGTATTTTAATTTTTTAACCATTTTCTCATACCAAGATGAGCACGGTTTATATCCTTTTGCAAAGTATTCTTTTATTTCATCATAATTTCTGTCATATGGATCCAAGTCTTCAAATGAAACATTCCCAGAATGATCTCTTTCATCTTTGTGTAATAGATAATCAACAATATCGTCCGTAGGAACCATATATAAATCTTTTGAATATCTTGGGTCTTTCCACCAAAACATTTCAGAGATCTTAAAGTTATTCATACCTTTTGTCGATTGATTATAAATCTCATAATAAATTGGGTCATAACCATTTGGTGTTGATACAACAATTACTTTACCACCGGTTGATAGTGATGCCATACAAGCCGCCCAGAAATCACCGTCAGCTTCAATAAACGCCGCCTCGTCAAATACAAGTATTGTTGGTGTATAACCTCTTAAGGCATCCCTTGATGTTGCAACAGCCTTTACCTCACACCCATTTGTTAATTTATAATGTCTTTGTGAATTTTTATCTGGTGAAAACCCAGTACCAACCCATTTAGGCCATTGCTCAACAAAAGCTCTAATCTTGTTTGCCATCTCCATTGATGTGTCAAGTTTGTTTGCAATGATTAGAATTTTTTCTGGTCTTTCTTTTTTAGCAAAAACAAGTCTCTTTGAGATCCAAGCGGCAGTAACAGTTGATACACCGGCTTGACGGTATTTTAATGCAATGTTTTCTTCATAATCTTCATAATCTTGGAGTAATGAAATTTGATCCGGAAATAATTCCAAAGGGACATATTTTGATACTGTATTGTCATATGTTTGTAGATATGTTCTTAATGCGTATGGAGTATCTTTCATACACTTCACATACTCAAGCATTAATTGTTCTTTAGTTAAACTCATAAAAATATTTTTATATAAATATCAAAACCCCCAGTTATTTTCATAAAAGGGGGGTTTACCTAAATTATTTGAGATGTTAAAGACCTAATTGTGTTAATATATCATCTTCATCATCATCGTATTCGTCTTCATCATCTCTATTGAATTTGTCGTACTCGGATTTTGCTTTCTTTAAGATCTCCTCAAATCTTTTCTTCGCTTTATTATTATCACCCTCGTCATCAGATACAACATTTGCAATAATATTCTTTAAGAAATCTTCAGCCGGAACACTGTAAAGGATTTGTTCAAAATACGGAATATATTTTTTAGAATCTGGGTCTAAAGTTAATTCATCCGGAAGTAGTGTTCTTAATTTTCTCACAAGTTCTCCACCAACACGGAAATTCATAGGTTCGTGTTGCATTGTATCGGTCTGTGAAATTACATCTTGTGCCATACCTGGGTCCATTCCTTTCCACTGGTGTCTTGCGGTAATCATAGAAAATGACTTGAACAGTTCGTGTAGCAAAATTGGGAATATCAATCCATTTGCGTAGTATGTGTCATTACCATTCCCTTCATCTTTTTCTCCACCTTCATCTTCATCTTCGTCTTCATCACCATCCATTTTACCGGCGGAACCAGCCGCATTCCCACCAAGAGCTTCAATTAAGTCTTCATCGGTAAAATACATAAGATCATTTGCACCCATAATTTTATTATAAAGTGCATAAAGGTTAGGATCAATAGCGTCTAATCTATCTTTAAACATTTGATAAGCAAACTGACCTCTTTTACCTTTACCCATTATAATTGCATTGATCACATTTCGTTTTTCAATTTCCAATTGTTTTTGTTCTTCCGGAGTTAATTCGTCAATATCAAATGAAAAGTCAGGTGGTAATGGGAGTTTTTCGTTTTTCTTTGGTTTCATTTGGAATAGAGTTGGGTCAACTTTCTGTTCCCCCAAGAATGTAAGCATATTTACAAAATCAAACTCATAAACAACTCCACCATCTTTTCTTACCTTAACAACTGTACCGTCATTAACAGCATCTTCCATATTTGTAGCATATGGTAACCATCCTTCTTCTTTAGCGGCAATCTCAACTGCAAGATCTCGTAATTGTTCCCTCTTATTAACCTCAAGAGACATTGCTTGACGAACAGCCATCATTTGTTCCATCTGAATTGCTTGTTTAACTTGTGGATCTGTTATGTTTCTTTCTGTTCCGAAATACCTCTTAACATAATCAACAACCTCTTTAAATCTTTTCCCGGCAACTCTCTCAACATCAGAAACACCTTGTCTAAACGCTCTATTTTTAGCATAAATACCTTCTGGATCCTCAATTCTTTGTTGAGTTCTTGGGTGCATTCTTTCAGGATAATCACCATAATCAATTGGTGCTTCCTTCATAATTTTTTTAACTAATCGTTCTAAATCTTTATTTCCCATTATTTTGTGTTTAATACTTGCATTATTGCGGTCATAAAGTCGCTTTTTTGTTTTTCGGTTTCAGCTTTTGGTTTTTCTTTAACACCAGGTGCTGGATCCTTATGTGGATTTCGTCTACCCGGAGTTTTTGTTGTTTCTCTTTCTTTAGTTCTTTCCTTTTCCTTGGTGTTTGCTTTTGGTTTTTCTTTAACACCTGGTGCCGGATCCTTATGTGGATTTCTTCTTCCTGGGGTTTTTGTTGTTTTCCTTTCTTTCGTTCTTTCTTTTTCTTTCGTGTCTTCTTCTAATTTTCCCATAGAAAATAATTTACCAATTGGTTTGTCCATTCCTTTTTTCATCTCAATTCCAGATTCATCTGAAAACATAGACATTTTCTTTGGACTTCTCAATATCATATTTTCTGACTTACTAACTCTTTCTTGAATTGTTTTTAACAACTCGCCTTTTGTCATACTTGGTTCAATATGTTTTTCAATCATTTCAAAAATTCTGTTCTCCAAGTATTTTTCGTAGTTTTCGTCAGTTCTTGTTTTTTTGTATTTTACAGTTTTTTCTGGGTGTAATTTTTCTGGCATTTTTTTGTAATCTTTCTTTGTTGTAGATCTTGCGTATTCATCTCTTAATTTACACCACTTTTTTTGTTCTTTTGTTTTACCATTACCACATTTTGCAAAGAATAATTTTTGTTGTGCTTTTGATTCAAATTTTTCGTCCAAATCTTCTTCAGTCATTTCACCCTCTGTTTGTGTTAGGACTAAATTACCACCTTCAATACTAATAGTACTAGGATTTTTAGTAGGACTTGTCGATGGTGGTACAGCGACTGGGTTTCCGCCTTGTATTTTTGCTAATGGTGTTTTTAATCTTTTTTCAGATTTTATTTCTGTCGTCCATTCTTCTTTTGTCTCTTCTTTATCAAACTTTTCAGCAAGAACCTTAATCTGATTTTTATTCATTTTTGAAATGGTGTTAAAATGAATCCCATTTTCAAGTAATATCTCAATGTGTTTTTTAGTTCTCATATACTACTTTTTTTTCAAACTGTAAAACGAGATCTCTCTCGTATAATTTATCTTTTACATCTTGTTCTTGATCTCCATATTTGAAAACTAATCGTTTTACTAATGAAAAATCAATATCTTCTTCTTTTTCCCAACCTAAAGCTAGTACCCCATCAATTGCATCCTGAACGGAAAAAACATCCGATTCTTGTACTAGTTCAAGTGTTATTTCACCATTTGTTAAAACGCCAACCTTTTTTACGTGTTCAACATCCGGAGGGCTTGGGTAACCATTAGCAGGCTTTGCCTCCCAATTTTCACCCCAAACCTCATCAATTGAGTCTGAGAAAATAAATTCATAAATGTTTTCACCCTTATAGTTGGGTCCCATACCATTTATGTAAATTAAATAACTCATATCACAGTACCGTTGATTGTTACTTTAGTTTGAGTTACACCTTCACTAAAAACCAAATTTCCTTTATTTGTTTTACCAATAAGTTTTGATGTTGGGTTTTTTTCCAAATATTTAAAAGCCGCTCTTTCTTGTCTAATACTTTCAGATAAAGTTTTAATTTTTTTGGTTAATACTTCTTTTCTTTTTTCTTTTGACTCAATTAACTGGATTCTCTTTTTTTCTTCAGAAATAATTTCTTCTTCAGTTGTGTTAAAGTATTTTGAGATAATCTTATCAACTTTTGATTCACCAAATGTTCCGTGTGTTAGGTGTTGATAAGTTGAATTTGACGGTCTACCTCGTAATTTTCTTCTTAACCTATCATTTGGATTTTCGTCATCAAAATCAATTTCAGTTTCATCATAAAATAAATCATCTGGTAAAATTTTTCCAAAATCATCATCCATTCTTATATCGTCAAATGCGGTTTTTTTTGGTCCTTCGCCAATTTCATTATATGCTTCACCAAATCCATTCGCTATTAAATTACCAAAACCTTTGTTGATCGCTCCTGGTAAATCCATCATTTCACCAAGTTCATATTCTTTCATTTCGCCACCTTCTGGTGCTTCTGGAGGAGGAGGTAATTCACCTTCCTCTTCACCATCTTCCGGCATTGGTGGTACTTCTTCATCACCCATATCTTCCTCATTATCAGCCTCGTCCTCATCAAAATCACCCTCCAAACGAGAGATAATTTCCTCTAAGTCATCTTCATCCAAAAGATCAACGTCAATGGCAGACAAGATGGAATTAATAATGTATTTCACATCATTCGGATCCATTTCATCCTCTGAATTAAACTTTCTAATTTTTTGTGCTAATTTTCCGGTGAGTTTTTGAATTACTTTAAAAGAGGTGTCTTCGTCTTTTTTTGTGGTTTTTTCTTCGTCACCCATTTCATCGTCCATAGGTGGAACTTCTTCGTCACCCATTTCATCGTCCATTTGTGGAGGTGGTACTTCACCACCCATTTCATCACCTACTGGTGGTGGAGGTAATTCTCCGCCCATATCCCCAATCTCATCAGCTGGCGGGGGTGGTAATTCTCCACCCATATCTCCTACTGGAGCCGGTATTGGTTCTGGAGTTGGTTCAGCAGCTGGTACTGGTAGAGGTTCTGGTGCTGGTGGTGGTGTTTCTTCAGCTTTTGCACCACCAGGAACCCTTAGTTTAAACTTTTTTTTTTGCTCCGAAAAAAGGGACATACCCTCTTCGTTTTCATAAATTACATTAAATTCTTTAGCCATTAAATTAAGTTTTTTAAGGGCTTGAGAATATGATGAAAAATATTTTCTATTTTGCATAGGATCCATATAATCAGCAGTTGATTCATTTAGACCTTGCTTAATAATATAACCAGATTTTTCTCTAACAATAAAATATGTATTTCCATCAGCAAGTTGTGTTGAATAATCCGTAGATTTGGTTTCATTAACAGGCTGGGGAATATTCTCATTAAATCTTGCGATTTCTATGATTCTTTTAATTTTATCCATTCCTTGAAGTTTTTCACTTCCGATAGGTTTTAGTCCTCCCATAATATTTTTTTTTGAATAAATTATTTTTTCTTAATAAATATATCAATATTTAAGATTATTTATTTTTTAATTAAATTATTGGTTCATAGATAATTTTTTGTCTATGATTTTGTTTCCTTGTGTGTATAGTTTTTCTATGTAACCGTTTCTTCTTAAGATTTTAAATACCAAATTTTCTGGTGAGTATTCACCTCCTTTTTCTAACCCACAAGTTCTATATTTTTTAATTTTGTCTTTGTATTTTTGAACCATCTCTTTTGCTGTCTGAGCATCATCATCCTGGATCGCCTCAAGTAGGTCGTCAATAATTCTCATCCATTGTTTTGATTTTTCTTTTAACAATTCTTTGTCAATTGTTACTTTTTCTTTTTTTGGGACATTTGCCCACTCATCAAATAACACGGAATAAACACCACTACTAAAATGAGATTCAGTTTCATTTTGAACATATAACTCAACTTCATAACCTTTAATTGTTATGTCGTGTTTATCGTTAAAGATCATCTTTTTAAGATTAAATAATTTTTCGTAAAGATCTATTTGATTTTGTGGGTATTGACTAAAATTTGCAACGATGTGTAAATCAAAATCAGAATATTTTGACCAGTTATAATTTGAAAGTGACCCGGTTAATATTATATCAGTAACCACAATATCAACGTCAAGAAAGTCAATATATTCATACGCAATCTCAAGAAGTCTTTCCCTAATCTCCGGTTTTAGTTTAGAGTTTTTATCTTTACCATTCCAGACATTAGGATTTAACTCCTTTTTTGGTTCAAAACTTTTAAGTAAATCTTTTTCCATTACATATAAATATAATGGTTATTGAATTATCATAATTTTCGGTATTTGAAAGCTTTTGAGATGCTTGTATTAAAGAACGATCCTTGTGACTTTGCGGATCTAAATTGAGTGTAAGTTAGGTGTGGAACATCTTCATATTCATACTTCATACCATTTTTAAATTCAGCAATCATCTTTTTTGTCTCAACGTCATATTCTGTTCTTACAATATTTGATGACTCAACTTCGTTTAAAATTTTTGTACCTACGATTTCTTCTTTTGTAATTGCCATAACTTTTTTATTGGTAATGATAGGAAATTAAAATAATTAATGTATATTTGTATTATAATTATTTAAAAACAAAAGATATGAAAAATATTGTGATTTCTTTTTTTATGTTTTTTATGACATTTACAAGTTTTACACAAGTGTCTGAGGTTAAGTTTGATCAATTTATTGGTTTTTCATCCAACTCAAAAAGTACTAATTATTTTACTTTAATGGATAGTAATAATCTTGTTTTTGAGTTTGTAAAAGTTGGTTATAATAGGTATATTATTGATTTTGAAAATAAAACCGTGACGCTGTACTTTCAAGGGGTTTTTATCAATAAGTGTGAAATTATGGATTCAAGGGTTGAGGGTAGTATTACGTTTATAACTTTAATAGATTTTGATATTAGTTCTGGAGAACAAATTTCAACTTTTTTAGTTATAAATGAAGATCCAAAAAATAATTCATACCCGTATTTTACATACTATTTTGATACAGGAGAAAAAATACTTGGTCATTCGGCCGATAGAATTTTAGAATAAAAAATCCACCCTTTTGGGGTGGACCTTTTTATTTTAGGGAGTTGATCTTATCTCGTAGTTCTATTGCTTTCTCAAAGTCCTGGGTTTTTATACAACTGTTCAGTTCTTTTTTAAGCTCACTTATTTTCTCTTTGTTTTTTTCTAAATTATTAATTCTATCTCTCAACTCCACAGCTTCCTCAAAATTTTGTGATTCAATGGCCAACTCAAGTTTATACTTTAAACCGGAGAGTTCATTGTCGCCATTTGTTTCAGATCGTTTGTTTGTAATGTAAGTGAAGACTATAGACCCATCTTCAGATTTGTAAGTTTTTTTATCAAAATTTTCCAAATTAAAAAAAGGATCATCCATTCTAAAAAGTTCATTAAATAATTTGTTAAAATTAAAATTATACATTTTTTTTGTTTTTATGGTTTATTTTTTGATTCTATTTATAACTAAATGTGTACCAAAATATTAAAATATGACAAAATGTCAGTATATATGACACAATGACAAATATTGACTACTACACGTATTATAATTAAAATTAGATAAAACAAAAATTATGGCAATAGAATTTGTAGATGATAGTGAAAAGAGTAAAAAGAAAAATGACGGTGGGACGCCAGTACTTGATAATTTTAGTAAAGATCTAATTAAACTTGCCGAACAAGGTAAGCTTGATCCGGTTATTGGTAGAGAAAAAGAAATTATCCGAATTGCACAGGTTCTATCAAGAAGAAAGAAAAATAACCCAATTATTATTGGTGAACCAGGAGCCGGAAAAACAGCTATTGTTGAGGGTCTTGCAATGATGATTAATAATGGTGAGTGTCCTAAAAATTTAGCTGATAAACGAATAGTATCACTTGATATTAATTCTGTTGTTGCTGGAACAAAATATAGAGGTCAGTTTGAGGAAAGAATGAAAGTAATAATTGAAGAGTTACAAAGTAACCCAAATATTATTATTTTTATTGACGAAATTCACACTATGGTTGGTGCTGGTAATAGTTCCGGATCTTTAGACGCGTCAAACATATTTAAACCTGCTTTATCAAGAGGTGAGATTCAATGTATTGGAGCTACAACACTTGATGAATACAGAAAACATTTTGAGAAAGATGGTGCTCTTGAGAGAAGGTTCCAAAAGATTATTGTTGATCCATCATCTAAAGAAGAAACTTTTGAGATTTTAAAACAAAGTAAAGAAAAATACGAGGATCACCACAAGGTTAATTATACGGACGAGGCTTTATGGTTATGTGTTGAATTGGCGGATCGATATATTACCGATCGTGAGTTTCCAGATAAAGCTTTTGACATTTTGGATGAGGTTGGATCAAGAATGCAAATTGATATTAAACTTCCGGAACATATTGAAGCTTTAAAACAAGAAGCGGCAGATATTAAAAAAGAAAAAGTTGATGTAATTAAAAAACAAAAATATGAGGTCGCAGCCGAACTTCGTGATAGAGAAAAAAATATTTTACAAAAATTAGAAACAGAAAAGAAAAAATTTGAGGATGATCTAAAATCAAGTAAGAGGGGGATTCCAGAAGATTTAATTTATGAGGTTGTGTCAAATATGACAAAGATTCCGGTAAGCAAAATTAATATTGATGAAAAAAATTCACTAATTAATCTTGAGGACTCGTTGAATAAATTTGTTATTGGACAACAAGAGGCTGTAAATAAGATTTCAAAATCGATTAGACGAAATAGGGTTGGGATTAAGGATCCTAATAGACCAATTGGGTCATTTATATTCTTGGGGTCAACCGGTGTTGGTAAAACGTTTCTGGCGAAGAAATTAGCTAAGGAAATATTTGGTAGTGAGGATTCATTAATTAGAGTTGATATGTCCGAATACCAAGAAAAACATTCAATGTCAAGACTTATTGGTTCTCCTCCGGGATATGTGGGTCACGAAGAGGGAGGTCAATTAACAGAACAAGTAAAAAATAAACCTTATTGTGTTATATTATTTGATGAGGTAGAAAAAGCAAACAAAGATATTTTCTCAACACTTCTTCAAATGCTTGATGATGGACATATGACAGATGGTCTTGGTAGAAAAATTAATTTTAAAAATTGCCTTATTATTATGACCTCAAATATTGGAGTTAAAAAACTACAAGAATTTGGTACTGGTGTTGGTTTTAAAAGTAATAATCACAGTGACGTTGTACAAGAAGAATATAAAAGAGATGTTCTTAAAAAAGAATTGAGTAAGTTTTTTGCTCCAGAATTTTTAAATAGAATAGATGATGTTATTATATTTAATTCACTCAAAAAAGAACATATTGATCAGATTGTTAAACTTGAAATTGATAAGTTAATCCAGAGGCTTGATTCTATGAAGTATAAAATTAATTATGAAAACTCTGTGGTTGATCTAATATCAAAAGTAGGTTTTGATGAACAATATGGTGCAAGACCACTAAAAAGAGCAATCCAGGATAAGATTGAGGACCTTATCTCTGAGAAAATCCTACTTAATGAAGTCCAAGAGGAAAAAGAATATATGTTATTTGTAAAAACTGAAGGTGAAGATCAGGTAATAGATATTGAGTATAGAGAAAAACCAGAACCTAAGAAAAAGGGGAGAAAGAAAAAGGAGGATTAAAAACCCTCCTTTTTTAATTAATGTTTGGTATAACCAAGTTGATCAATCATTAACCTACCTACTTTAATTCCGTTGTATGTATCATCTACAACAACATATTCATTTCTTGTGTGGTAGTTGTAATATCCTGCAGAGATGTTAAAACAAGAGATCCCATACTTTTGGTTTAGTGGATAAATGTCAGTATATGGGTGTCTATGATATTTTGTATCCCCCGGAAAATGTTCTGTAATTAATTGACCCCCAACCTTAAAGAACTCACTATCCCTTTTAAACATAGGTCTTGACATAAGGAACTCTGAAATCATATTATTTTCCGGAGCATCAAACTGGATTGCGTAACCAACGTTTTCAAAAAATTTTGGGTCTGAATTAAAGGATCCTTTACATCCGGTTTCTTCGGCAACAAAAAAAGCAGCTTTAAGATTCGGTAATTCCTTTAAAAGTTCAAGACAGGAATAAACCCCACATTTATCATCACCACCGATACCGGTTGGTTCTCCCTGGTCATTATATGCTTTAAGAGCAAGTTTTACCTCTTTCTGAGCATTTGGTAGCATTTCTTCCCTAACATTAATTGTATCAATACTATGTACCGTATCTGTGTGCGCAACAACACAAGGAAAATATTCAATATCCTGATCTGTTTGTTTGGTGGCGTAAATGTTATAGAGATCATCAACATAGTAAGGAATACCATTTTCCTCAAGCCAGTTTGTAATAAAATCAATCATCAAATCTTCCTGGTACGTTTTCGTGGGAATTGATAATACTTGTTTCAATAATTCGTAGTTTCTTTCCATAATAACAAATATAGGAAAGTTTTTTGGTTTTAAAGAATATTTTGTATTGTTTTTTTCAAATGTTCAAATAATTCTGGATGATTAAGAGTTGTGTATAGATCATCAAGTGTTTTAACACTTCTTGTTTCTGTTTTACCATAATCACCACCTTTAACGGTGATCTGAAATTTTAATAAATTTGTCTCGGAATCAATGGATAAAAATCTTATTCTTCTATCCTCTTTAGGTATGACGATCCATCTATTAAACCCACCAAGATCTGAAACAACGTCAAGCATTTTTAAATAATCTTCATAGTTTTCATTTTCAGACATTGTTTCTTTAAGGTCAGAGATTAATTTATCTAATATTTTCCCTGCTTCATAATTAAATGCATCTTTATCGTAATCATTACACCAAACGCTATATTCTAATTCATACCAATCACCACGATTTGTGTTCGGTTGGTATCTTTGAATCAGTCTCTTCAAAAGACCCTTAATATCTTCATCTTCAGCTTTTAATGTTCTATACCAATTAACTAATATACTTACAGTTGTTTCAAATCTCCATCCCCAATCCTTTTCAACAATTCCAAATCTTAAAAATGGGTTTTTTGTTTCCGATAACAATTCTTCTTTAACCGCTCTAGCAATACACTGTTGATTCTCATAGCCATATTCATATGTAATTTCATCGGCCTCCCTTGGAAATTTATTAACTAAAACTTTTGCAACTTGTCTTCTAACACCATCATCATTTACATTAATGGTTAATTGAGGTTCTATAATTTTTAATATATAATCTACTTTTTGTAAATTTTCCTCTGAAAGACCGTCTAAAACATAACCCTCGTCCCAATCATCGGTATACCTATCACTGTCATAATAATCATATTCGTATTGATGTGCAAATTTTGCCCAAACATACTTATCATTATCATCCTCAACACCTAAAGTTTCTAAAAAATCATCATCATTTTCAAAAGCAATAATAATTTTAGTAGATGAAGGATTTTTAGCTGGTCGTACGTCCCTTACATATTCCGGATAATTCCAACGATTAACCTCACCGGTTTTAAGTATTTCCTGTAAAATTTCGTAAGTATCACTTGCCATATTGAATAAATATTATTATATTTGTATTTATAAATAGTTCTTTGATAATATGGGTCCGTTTTTGGATTTGACGGGCGTTGGTTGAATAACAGAAGCATGTCGGGACTGAATTAATCTCGTTAAAAACTGATTCACAAAACAACTGGCAATGTGCTAAACAAAATGGAAACTCTTGGATTAGTAAGAGAATCCGAAGTTACTGTAGCTTAATAAGTTTACGGAAACGGGGGTCGGTGAACATATAACCTAGCAACAGAAGTTCGTAAGGTGTGGTTTCTACCCAAAAAGAAACAAAACCGGAATGGTTCCTGGTAAGAACTGTCACCGTTGTTGATCGGTGTGAGAAATCAAATATTTTGGGGTATTAGAAAATACCAACCTAAGCATGTAGTCGTCTCTTAGACAAGACGAGCCGGACGAGGGTTCGAGTCCCTCCGGATCCACCACTTAACCTCACCATTTTACGGTGGGGTTTTTTTATGTTTGTGCGGTATTTTGACGTAATTTTTTGTGTACAATATACTTAGAAATATTCTTATTAAGAGATTTAATAATATCCCCCCAAGAAATTAAATATTCACTTTCTAGCCATTGGAATAGGTTTTTATTATCGTATTTCCAGTTTTTAATTAGCGCTGCAAATTTTTCTTTAGTATCAATAAGTTTAATCAAATTTAAAAAATTACCACTACCAGCACCGGATAATGTATTATGAATTTGTTTTGCGATATTTTCTACTGATTTCCAATCCTGGTTTGTTGAGCTCCAACTTTTAGCCAAAATAAATAAATTTTTAACTTTTTCTTTATCTGAATAATCGACAAAAAGTGGTGTATTATTTTGTAAACCCTGATCCCATCCTGTTCCGGTATTTGTTTCGTGAGCAGCAAACTCAAGAAAACTTTGTTCATTTAAACGATAAAGATTTAATATTTCTTTTTTCTCATTCTCGGTTATTACAAATTTTTTCATATTATATAAATATAAGAAAACAAAAAAAGGGATCAATTTACATTGTCCCTTAATAATTTTTTTCTTATAAGATTTTAAACCTAAAAAAGAACGCTGAGATTACACGTTTTATTGAGAACCTTTAGAGTCATTATTTATTCTACTCTTATCCACTTCCTTTTGAGAAGTATTCCTCAGTGACGGTTATTTAGGTGAACCACTCCTTGAGGTTTGAATTACTCTCACCTTACTCGACTCTTTCCGAGGATGCCTCCCCAGTTCGTCCTTGCGGGACTAAAGGTTTTTCAGATAATTACACATCGACTTGGGATCTTTGTGTGCAATGAACGGCTCATTACTATGTAGTCACCTTTCATTCAAACCTGACGGACACTTTTCCTTTCTGTAGTTTAATAATAGATTTATTACTTTCCATAAAGTTTTTGTGTCGTGGATTTTGAAAGTAGTGGTCCGCCAACCGAGCCAACCCATCTTTTGAACGAGTCGATACTCAACTACTCTCTGAAATGTCCCCATCTCCATATTTTAAGATTACTTCGAGATCAATCCCTTGGTGGGGATCAGTCAAGGTTAATAACAG